AGGTAAACTATTAAGTCAAAACTTACAAAGTATTAATGAAACATTAAATAGTGCTATAACTAAAAGATTAACACCAACAGCTGATATGCAAAATGCTCAATATTTAGCTGGGTTAAAAACTGCATTAACTGGTTTAAATCCAGATAGTGAAGAGTATAGCACAGTTAGTACTTTAATTAAAAGTATGGAATCAACTATGATGACAAGCAAAGAGAAAGATATTAGAACAGGTACAAAAGTTGCTGAACAAGCTAATCCTTTTACTTATGCTTTAGATACTGGTAATTATGATTCTATTAGTAATGATGATTTATTAAAACAAATTAATGTAGAGCAAGGAGTAGATAAAAGTTTATTTACATCTCCAACAGGTGATTGGGCTAAACAAGGTCAAATATTAAGTACATTAAAAGATGGTATTGAATTAAATAATAAATATATACAAACATTAAGTCCAACAGAATGGAAGCGAACTTATGATGATACAGGCAAATATTTAAACTTAGTTGCTAAATATACTAAAACTGATGCTGAAGGTAATGCATCTATAGACCCAAAAGATATGAAAGCTTTATTAAGAGAAACTTCTGTTAATACTAGAATGGGTAAATACTTTGCAGCTTATCTTAAGGATACTTCAGGTACAGCAGTAGCTGATGCTGAATTTGCAAGATTAATGAAAGTTGTTACTGGTGGTGAAGGTGCTAACTTAGAAGTATTTAAGAAAGCATTTAGTGAATTTGTTTCAGCAACTAAAGATTCATTAATTAATTCAGTTAAATCTACTGCTATTGGTAAAGAAGCTAATACAGTTAAAAGACTTAGAGATATTGGGTCATTAAAAATAGATTATAATGAGCCAATAAGTATTAAGAAAAGTGAAAAATCTTTAAATAACTTTCCAAAGTTTAAAGAAGATGAACCTGGAATAATTGATAGAGCAACAAAATGGACTAAAGATACATTTAATAGTTTATGGAATTAGGAGTAAGTAAATGAAAATAGATATAGAAACATTAAAAGATACATTTAAAATAGGTTATGAAACTTTTGTAGATTCTAGAATGGAGGCTTTGGAAATTTTAAATTTGTATCATAATAGACAATATACATCAGACCAATTAGTTACCCTAGAGAATCGTGGACAACCACCAGAAACATTTAATATTATTAAATTATATAGTAGAATGCTAACTGGTTATTACTCTACTATTATTAATACTATTAATATACAACCAGTACAACAAAGCGATATTACTAAAGCCACTTTAGTAAATGATACTATTGATTATATTTTTAGAGATAATGGTATGACTGCTGAGGGTGATAAGATTAAACTTGATGGTATGCTTAGTGGACTTATGGTTGCTTATATTGATGCTCAAGAGCAAGAAGAAACAGATGAGTTTGGTAGACACTTATATAAAGTTAAAATTAATCATGTTCCATCAGAAGAGATAGTACTAGACCCAATGAGTACTGAAGATGATTATAGTGATGCTAGGTTCTTACATAGATTTAAGTGGGTATCACAAGATGAAGCTGTTAGATTATATGGACAAAAGAAAGTTGATAAACTAGATAGTTATAGTAATCACTTAGATATCCAAGAAGCTGAATTTGCAACTATTTATAATAATGAATTTAGTGGCTATTATAAAGTGTTTGATAATTATTTAATAGTACAAACAGCTATTAAAGATGATGATGGTAAAACTTGGATGATTCATTGGAGTGGTGATGAGATATTATTTAAGAAAGAACTTACTTATAAAGAAGTTAAGTTTCCTTATAGAGTAGAGAAATTACATACTTCAAATAAAGCAGAATATTATGGAATCTTTAGGGAGATTCTGAATACACAACATTCTATTAATCAAGCTTTAATTAAGATACAACTAATGGTTAATACAGAGAAAGTATTATATGAATCAAATTCAGTAGATAATGTTGAAGAGTTTACAGAGCAAATTAATAGAGTAAATAGTGTGATTAAAGTTAATTACTTATCTGGTATTAAATTTGAGAATTTAACTAAAGATATTATTGACCAATATACTATTATTGATAAAGCTTTAGATAGAGTACAACGAGTGTTAGGTATCAACGATAGTTTCTTAGGTATGGCTTATGCATCAGATAGTGGTAGAAAAGTACAGCTACAACAAAATCAGGCAGCTATGTCATTAAGATATGTATCTAGTAGATTTGAAAACTTTTATAAACTTTTAGGTTGGGATATTGCAAACTTAGTTAAACAATATTATACAGCACATCAAGTTATTAGAGTATCAGATGAATATGCTGGTAATAGATGGTTAGAGTTAAATCAACCACAACAAATTTGGGATGGTTATACTTATGGACCAGATGGTATGCCTCAATTATATACACCAATGGAAGAAGTATTAGACCCAGCAAATGGTGAAGTTAAGACTGATGAGGATGGTGCTATTCTTATGGCTCCAGCAACAAGCCCAGCTACTAATATAGCTTTTAGTAATATTGATATTGAGATTACAGCTAGTTCATACAATGATGATGATGAACAAGCACAAGCTCTGATTGATAATACTTTAAATGGTACAGTTGGTGGATTATTATCACAAGTGAATCCTGCGGGGTTCTTTAAGATGGCTGGACTAAGTATTAGAAATACTAAAGTTAAAGGTAGTGAAGAGATGTTTGCAATTTTGAATAATACTTCAATGATGTTAAACCCTCAACAACAACAAGCAATGCAACAAGGGCAATTACAAGGTCAGGTTGGTGGTCAGTCTGGCAACCCATCTAATGCAACACCAAGATTACAAGGATAATAAATGTTTAATGAAGAAATAGTTAAAATGTCAGAGAGTATGTCTAAAGAAGATACTCTTATGTCAATATATGAACAAGGTGATGAAACTGCAAATGCTTATATACATGAACAAGCTGCAGCAGGTAAAACAAAAGCCGAAACACTTGAAGGTTTATTTATGTTAGGTAATGAACAACCTACTCAACAAGAGCAACCTATTCAACAAGAGCAACCTATAGTTCAAAGAGAATCTTTACAACCATCAACTCTACAGTCAACAGGTAGTGAATCTGGTGGGATGCTAGGAATGAACTTAAGTAGTGTTCGTAATCAAGACTTACCAGAAAGTTATTATATACAAAAAGATTTAGAAGAGCAATCAAAAGCTTTAGCTGAGAAAGCACAAAAAGAAGCTAATGAACTAGGTTTTTCAGAACCTTATATAGACCCATTAACTGGTAATGAAGTTGGTAGTGTACAACCTGAGGGAGCTATGCCAGATTTACCTATTGCTTTTGGTAAATTAGCAACATTTGGTATTGCATCAGCAGCTGGTTATGGTGGTTATAAGATGGCTACTGGTCTTGCATTTAAAGAAGCTAAAGCTTTAACTCAATATGCTAAAAAAGATCCAAAGTTTGCAGAAGATATGTTAGATGCAGTTAAGTTTGCTAAGGAGAATAATATACCAATACCTAAAGCAGTATGGCAAGATGATAAAATAGTTAAAACAGGTAATAGTTTTTTAGATGTTAAATTAACTAATATTAGAGAGAATTATAAAGATTTAGAATATGATACTATGAGTAAAGCACTATCTAATATTGCTGAAGGTCCTGTAACATCTACTGAGATTAGTAAAATGTTCCAACATGATATGAGTAAAAAATATGATGAATTTGCTCAAATTAGTAAGCAAAAATGGGATGCTTATAATGAACAAGCTGAAAATATTGGATTAAGTAAAAATGCTCAAAAACAGTTTATGCAGAGAGTTGATGAAGCTTTACCTAATGCTGATACTACTGTTAAAAATTTTATTAGTAGAACTTTATTTAAGAATAAAGAAGAGGGTACTATGTTTATTAAGCAGTTAGATGAAGAGGCTACTACTTTAAAAAATAGAATTAAACAATTTCCAAGTAAATTATCTAAAACTGAGGCAGCTACTAAAACTAGATATGAATCAGAATTAAGGTCTAAACTAAGAGATATAGCAAAAACAGAATCTGAGATGCTTAATAAACCACTAGAATTATCAGATTTAGTAGCTGCTAAACAAGCTATTAATAATAAGATGTTTGTTAAAGGTGGTGCAATTAGTACAGGTAATAAACTTGAGAGAAAACACTTACTTGATGTTAATGAAATCTTAGATAAGCAAATTGAGTCTATGAGTTCACCACAAGCAAGACAAGCATTAGCGGATGCTAGAGAGTCATCTAAACAAACATTTGAAACATTTGGTTATGATTTAACTGGTGTTAATAAAGGTCAGAAGACTGATTTATCTGGTAGTGTAATTAAAGAGAATGAAATTGGTACTATTAAAGAGTTTGAAAAAGAATTAATGAGTGAAAATGTTGATGTAGCTTTACAGAAATTTAAAAAGTATGAAACTTTATTAGATAGTCCAGAGAGTGTTAAACAAGCTAAAAAGCTTTATGTTAGTAAATTATTTGGTTTAGATTTATCTAAATTAACTAGTGAAACAGGACTACAAGGTTTACAATTAGATGATAAATTACTTAGTCAAGGTTTAACTAAAGCTTTAGATTCTGAAGCTAGTAGAAAATTAACAAAAGATATTTTTGGTGATGAAGGTTTTAAAAACTTAGTCGCATTGAAAAAACTAGATAGATTACTTAAAGCTAAAATTAGTAGCGATAGTACTACTTGGTGGAAAGAAGCAACTTCTGGATTTGATTCTACTATTGGTGGTGTAGTTATGGGAACCACAAAGTTATTAAAATCAGCTACAACTGATATATTAACTTATCCATTCTTAAATAAAAGTCAAAAGTATAATACTTTGATTATTAACAAATTAACTAAAGAATTAGATAAAGCAAATGGTAAACCTGGAACAGTGCAGAAACTTATTAATGAACTAGATACTATGTTAAATAGTGGTGGTTATAAAAATGTTGATGAGATGAATGCTGCAGCTGGTGGTGGTAGAGGTTCTATTGATAGTCCGATGGGTAGAGAATATGATTTAGGTACTAAAGGTGATAAAGCTTCAGTATTTCAAGTTGATGAAACTCATATTGGTGTAGATATGTTACCTATTAAAACAATGAAGCAAGGTTTAGGTACTAAATTTATAGATGATGTTATTAAAGAATTTCCAGATAAGAAAATATTAATAACTGAAGATACTACACCAGGAGCTAAAGAATTTTTTAAAAAGATGATGGCTAAGTATCCAGGTAAGTTTGTATTAGATGATGGTGTTAAAGTTGCTGGACTTACTGGAATCTTAGGAGCTTCAGTAGCTGCACCACAAGATGCTAATGCTGGTAGTTTTAAGAAGTTACCCCCAGCTGAAATTAGAAAACAAACTGATGATTTAGAATGGCTAGTTTATGCTGATATTCAAGAACTTATAGAAATAGGAACACAATATACTAAAAGTAAAAATTTTAGTAAAGACTCTGAGCATTATAAGAAGATTGAAGCGATAATGGAAAAGATGTATACTAAGTCTAAATCTGGTAAAATTGTAACACCTAGAGAATTTTATGAATTAAGGAAAGCTATTAAATAGCTTTACCTTCATATGTTGAGTTATTGAAGTCTTCCTTCTTACTCACCTTTTTATATACTTGTTCAGATATTCCATTCTTTACAAGTATATGATGTACAGTAGTAGATTTACTACCGTTTACATTTACTACTCTATCTCTTCTTTGTATAAATTTACTTCCACTATAGTCTGAGGACATAATAACGAAAGATTCAAGATGCGATAAATCGACACCCTCCGCATGTGAAGACGAACTATAGATACTAGCATTCTTGAAGTGCCTCTCCAATAGTTTACGCTCACCGACAAAATGGCACATAATACCAACACCTTTAGTATCTCCGAATGTTTTTTTGACATAATTAATTTTCTCCAAATTTCCTAACTCTATATAATAATCATCTATCTTAACAACACCAGACTCTAACATATGTAATGTAGTTCTTAACTTCATAGTAGTGTCACAAACTAGTTTTAAACTAGGTAATGATATTAATCGATTAATACCTAATGAACCAAGCCAAACATCAACTATGTTATCTTGAACTAGAGTATTATATAAACTTTTAGTTATATCATCTAACTCAACATAATGAACCTTATCTACTGCTTGTACATTACTATCAATACCAGCATCTTCTTGTGTCATATAAACTGTAAATGAATCTATAATAGGCATAAGCTTCTCTAAATTAGCTTTATCATATTGTTGTATTTCTCTACCAGCAGCTTTTATATAGTAAGGTTTACCAAACTCTCTATGAAAATCATAAAAGTTCTTATGTCTAAATGGTTTATACTTACTAATACACATTTGATGGTATATACCATTTGGTGACTCTACTATTGCAGTACCAGATAAATGAATATGTGGTAAGTTCCAACATAAAGTTCTAATTGTTTTAATTCTTTGTGAAGGTTTGGCAAGTGTACCTAAGTTATGACTCTCATCAATAATAACTAAATCATAATCATCTTTATTTAACTTATGTGCTTGCTCATAATTAGTAACATAATACTCATGTTGTAAACCAAGCTCTACATCATCAATAAATTTATTCCAACCAGGTATAGCATTCTTTTTAGTTAAAATCAAAATAGATTTAATCTTAGTACTCTTCTCAGCTATAAGTAAACTGGTGAGTGTTTTACCACTCCTAGGTTTACCAGCCAAATATACATAACCTTTAACTTTTAGAATATTCCAACAAGCTTCAGCTTTTTCTATTTGATGTAGGAAAGGTTTCATTTTGTTTGTTCCTCTACATATTGTTTTACTTGTTGAAAGTTCCAAGCTAATAAAGCTAAACCACCCATATCTATAACATTATTAAGTTTATGTATTTGTAATACTTCACCATCTCTTAATTTTGATTTGTCTAATATAGTGATTTTACCATCATTACCAATTAGTAAATGTTTCATCATTTTATTATAGTTAGCTTCAGTCTTAACTTCTACTGCAAGATATCTAAGTATCCCATTAATAGGATAACCACATTGTAAGTCTGCTTCTCCAGCTTTAGTATAGACACCATTAATAGCTTTACCTTTAATCTTATCTATAGCTTTTATAATTTTACTTTGATAAGCACTTTCAGTCATCTAAGACTCCTTTAACATCTCTGGTTTTTGTGATACTGCTACAAGCTTTGTGATAGCATCTAAACCAAATGTATCATTTGAGGGTTTATCTTCTAACTTATTTAATTGTTCAGTAATATATTTTAGTTTTCTATCAACATCTTGAGCATAAGATTCTCTAGCACATTTAGTTGAGTCATCAATCTTTTGTTTAAAAATATCAACATTTTGTAATGGTATAGCTTGTACCATATTACCTAGTACTGATACTAAGTGGAAAGCTATACCATCATTTACTAGATTTAAACTATTTGGTTCATACATCTCTGGTTTAAATAAATCATCAGGTTTTATTTCTAGTTCATTAAATTCTAATTTTATCATTATTCTATTACCTCAACTCTCTTTGTATTATAATAAGATATTCTACTACCATTAATTCTAACAATAGTATTATCACCTCTCTCTGCTCTACCTCTATATTGTATTTCTATAATAGCACCATCTTT